TGGTGTCCTGGCCAGCGTAGATCGAGGCTCGGAACACCTCGTAGGAGCAGCCAAGAATCTTCTCGATTTCGACCTGCGTCAGCTTGTCGGTGCCCTTGCTGAGATCGACACCGGGAGCGGTATTTGATCTCCACAGTTGGACGGCGTTCTTGCCCTTCGAATGCTTTCGGAAGCGATTGATCATGTATTTATCTCCGTCATCCTCAAGAATGACTGAGACCATGCATTCTTTGCCCGCCTTCTGATTGACGATCGTATCGCCGCTCTCGCCGCGCGCGGTCGTTCCAAACAGCGCCCAGCACAGGGCGTCGGCGATCGACGACTTGCCAGCGCCATTGGAGTTGGCGCTGGTGTCATCGCGGTTTTCTCCCTCGACGAGCACCAGGCCGCGGTCGGCAAGGCTGATCTCGGCCTCGCCAATTGCCATGAAGTTCTGAATAGCCAGATTGAGAATCTTCACGCCGCAGAGCCTTTCAGGAGTTCGTTGATGACGCCCGCGTAGCCAGCCTCCGGCGTCGAAACAACCACGGTCTCACGCTCAGGAAGAACCTTCTCGTCAGCGCTCGTGACGCGCGAGACGTAGGCGGACTGCTCGCGCTTGCGAAGGTCAGCGCCGTCGGCTTCCCACCACTTGATCGGGGTCAGATTGGCGGGTGCGTTGTGTTCGCCGATTTCGATCTTCGGCTTACGGCCGAGTTCGCTCTTTTGCTTCTCGACGGTGACGTCGATGCCTGCATGCTTGGCTTGCAGGGCGCCGATCGCCTTCCACGAGAGATCGTAGTAGGTTTCGATGATGTCCTGAATGCGATCGCCCGCGGTGGTCTTGATCGGCACGGAGCGCACCAGCGTCACCGTGTAAAGATCATGAGCCGACATAATAAACCTCGCTGCTTGATGATGTTCTATAGTAGCGCAATGCTATTGCGTTGTCGGGTGGTTACGATGCGACGGTCGTTACTGCCGTCATGATCTCTCGACAGGCGTCGATGACTGCGGGGTCGCCGATCGTGTCGTTGATGTATTTAGCGATCGATGCCTCAAGACTTGTGATCTTGGCCGGGGCCGAGCCGGTGCGGGCGGAGATGACCTCGCGCGCAACCTGGAACGAGACGCCGGCCGCGCCCATAGCCCGCAGCTCCTCGCCCATCTGCTTGATCTGCTCGTTGGTCATTTTCAGACCACGAATACGGACGTAGTTACCGTCCACGATCAGCGGAATTTCCTCGGGGTCGGTGTTCTCGTCGATGTCCACGAAGCTCGGCGCGCGCGAGGCGTTCCAGCGAACGCTCTCGTCGTCGACGATCAGGAAGCCAGCCTTGGCGGCGACGTCGCTCCAGGTCTGCGGAACAAGAGCGCCGATGGAATAGATGCCATTTTCCAGATACTTATGGTGATGATAATGACCGGACATCACCCGCTTGAAACCCCACTTCGCGATCTCCTCGATCGACAGTCCGTGATCAGGCACATCGATCAGAACACCGTTGATCCCCGTGTGAAGGATCAGATCGAAGTCTCCGGTGCTGGTGAGAGAGCTGGCAATGGCGTCGACTGCCGCACGCACTCCATCGGCGCTTGAAATCCACGGCACAAAGACGATGCCCTGACGAACACAGATCTCTGTAATGACCGTGAAACCCTCGAGTGCTCCAAGCGTCTGAATGGCGTTCCCTAGCTCCGTCGTCTCCTTGCCTTTAAGATCATGGTTCCCGACGATCGCCTCGATGGAGACACCGCGCGCCAGGATTCGACAGAAAGCCTCGTGAACGGGGTTGAAGACCTCCGGATCGATGCTTCCTCGAACGTGAAAAGTATCACCCGCAATGATCATCCGAGTTCCGCCGGCTTTCAGCAGCGTGTCCGCGGCTCGTTCTAGCTCGTCGATGGCAATCCGCAGACGCGAGTTGATGCCATCCGCGCTCGGCTTGGCAAACTGACTCCAACCGTGAAAGTGCATATCGGAGACGACACAGCGAGGATTAAGCATGAGCCCATCTCTTTCTAGTTGCGATGCCTGAGATTGTTTGCTGACTGATACCATATAGTCGGGCTATTTCATGCTGCGGAATACTACCGCACAGTGATCGAATTTCTTTCACTTGGGCGATTGTAACCCGAGCGTTCCCGTTGCGCTCGCCGCGATTATCTGTGCCATGTCTGTTGCGATCGAGTTGATTTTGCGAGCGCGTACCGTATTCTAGATTGTCGGCGCGGCGATTGAGACGATCACCATCTTGATGACGAACCTCCTGACCGGGAGGTGTTGGGCCGATAAACGCACGCGCCACAATAATGTGAACGCCAATACGCTTGCGTTGTCCATTCTTACTAAGATCAAGCATCGGATAGCCGTGAGTACCCGGCGAGTCGCGTAAGACGATTCCGCGTAACGAAAAGAGCCTGCCGTCCTTGGTTCGCACAACGCGATCTAAGCTCTTGACGCGACCGAGGCTCGAGACCTGATAGCGGCCCTCGTAACCCGCAACGTCGCGCCACTCCTCGATCATCGGATTGGCCTCGTCGAGAAGATGGCATCGGGCTTCTTCGCCGCCTTGATGCGAATGGCGTCCTGATTGTTCCAGACGCGGTCGCTCTCGCGATTGATCATCTGAATCGCATCAAGCCCGTGAACGTCAGCCAGTGACAGAAGCGTCACGCCGACGCCGCCGATCTCCTGAAAGATTTCGCCGGGCTTCTGTCCCCAAACGTGTCTGCCCATCTCGACGTATTCTTCGAACGTCAGGCCGCAGGCTTGCTGCGTCTCAGCCGACTCCTCGGAGAAGCGCAGAAGCCGCTCCTTCGTATCGCCCATTGAGGCTCGGCCGAAGACCGTGCGCCCAATGAAGACGACCTTGCGCTGAACATCATCCAGCAGAATCGAAGGAGGCTGGTCGATCATTGTTGGGGCTCCACGTCGCTCGCTGCCGTCTGTCAGAATTGACTTATCATTTATAGCAGCGAAAGAGCGGGTCTTAAGCGGTTATCGTCGCTTCACGATCTTGCCAGGCCGCCGCGCGAACGAGTGCAGCCCGACACAGCGCTGAATGCCGCCGCGGCCGGGGACGCTCATGATTCTGACCGTCGTGTGGTTCAGAAAGACGGCGATCGGCGCTAGGAAGCGGTCGCCGGTCTCTCTAACCAGCACGCCGACGTAGCCGACGCCTCGGGACTGCATCTGAATGATGACGTCGTTCTCGACTGCCCAGCAGGCCACGTTCTTGCGGATAGCCTCGGCAATGTTTCGCTCTTTTGCCCTGTAAATGTCGCCTACGCGACGGGCGGCCAGGTAGACAAGCCGCCCGCCCGAGACCTCATAGATCGACCCGAGCGTTCGCCGGCCTTTCTTGATCGGCAGGGCTTTGAGCTTGATCATTGAACAGCCAAATGCCTTGGCCCCCACGGGCGAAGATGGGTTGGTCGTAGGGCGCCAAATCCTCGAGCAGCCACGCGAACCGACCGGGGGTCCAGTAGCCGAAAGTTCTCTCCGTCTCGGTCACAGCCGCCATCGATTCCGCAGTCATGATCTCGGACGATCGCAAAAGCGCCGTGCCGAGAATACAGCCGCGAGGCAGCTCCGTCAGCGCCGACAAACCCGTCTGCGAATAGACGTGCTGAAACTCCTGCCCCATAAGCGCGACAATCTGCTCTTGCTTGATCTGCTTCGTCGCCGCAATCCCAATCCGAGTCCCAATAACGGAGGTGGGCGCCTGCCACGTTCTCGTCTCGAACTTCTTGAAGCCCTGAATGAGAAGCGTAGCCCACGGTTGCCAAACGCTGATAACCTTCATCGCGCACCCTCACTGTCCGCTCCCTCGCTGCAAAACTCAGAGGGGCTGATCCCTCTATAGCGCTCGTTTAGAGGCTGTTCACAAAGACCAATGGAAGAAGAACCTCCCGCCAGAAGATCACAGCCAGGAAGATGCCGTACTCGATGCCCACCAGCGCTGCGAATGCGGCGAGCTTGTCGCTCCAATGATGGCGCTTTACCGCGCTCTCGGCTCTGCGAGCCCGCTCCAGATAGACGTTGTTCGCCGTTTGAAGATCGCTGCACTGACGCAAGGACGCATGGAGCAGCATCTTGAACGTGAGGTTGTCGAACTTGGCGTTGCCCCAAGCGGTCACGCTGTCCTGTATGCGAATGCGAGCCGCCGTCAGCTCCTCCTTCAGAGCGACGACTTTGGTTTGATGCTCTTGACCAAGGAGTCGCTCGCTCTCCAGCCAGGTGATCTTAGCGATCAGTTGGTCGCGAGTGAAGTCGTCGAGGTTCTCGCTCACGCTACGGCCTCGTCATCTTCGACGACCGCGACGACCGGCGGCTCATAAGCCTTCGGCAGAAGGGCAATCAGTTCGTTCCAGGCGCCGGCCTTCTCGAGCTTCTCGGCGAGCGCTGCGGCGTAGTGCTTTACGCCGCCCCAAACGATGTAGGCGCCTGCCGTTTCGAGCAGTTTCTCGCGGTTGAGGAAGTCGATCAGCGAGCGATAGTAGGCGAACTTGCCGGTGCCGTCGGGCTGGAACTCGAAGCGCCAGGTGGCGCCGAGGAACGGCCGCGCGACCTTGTTCTTGATGATCTGCGCGGTGATCTGGGCGCCGAGAACGTCCTTGTCCTTCCTGATCTGCGCCGAGCCGAGCATGACGCGCTGCGAGGCGTAGAACTTCGGCGCGTCGCCGCCGGGCGTGGTGCGCGGGTCGCCGTAGAGGACGCCGAGCTTGGTGCGGACCTGATTGAGGAAGATCGCGCAGATGTTGAGCTCCTCGATATGCTGCGCGAATGCAGGCATTGCCGCCGACGTGGCGCGGGCGAGGGCGGTGTTGTCGTGCATCGAGCGCTGCTCGGCGGTCTTCTCGACGCCGGTCTTGGCGTCAAAGAGCGCCGTCTGCGGCACCATTGAGGCGAGCGAGTCGAAGCACCAGGCGATCGGCGCGTGCGGCGAGATCAGCTTCTTCTCGCGAATGTGCTGCGCGGCCAGAACGCAGAGGGCGATCGACGCTTCGAACGTGCGCGGCTTCTTGAACACGAAGCGGCCAGGCTTGATGTCCAGACCAAGCTTCGGAGCGAGAATGGTCGAGAAGCTCCGCTCGTGGTCGTTGAAGCCGGCGATGCCGCCCTGCTTCTGCGCGTTCGCCATGATCGCAGTCGCGATCGCTGTCTTGCCAGCCGAGGGTGGGCCGGCGATCTCGATCATGCGGCCGACGGCAGCGCCGCCATCCCAGCGGGAGGCGAGGGCGTAGTCGAGCTCCGGGTAGCCCGTCGAGAGGAACTGCGTGACGGTCGAGGGATCATCGTTATGGCCGATGATACCGTCGAGTGACTTGGCAATGTCAGATGCAGAGGTCAATGAATTGATTCCTTATTTGTCCAGAAGAGTGATGCCGGTCTCAGGGTCGAGCTCGGCACCCTTGAGAAGAGGCGACTCGAGCGCGGCATGAGTGAGCTTGCCGGCCTGCTCGGTGTTCGGGGAGTTCGCTGAGATGCGGCCGGTGGGCTTCTTCCACTCGGGGCGGGGAGGGGCCACAGGAAGCGCCGCCGGCGCGGCCGGCTGAGTCTGCGGGACGATCGGGGCCGCGTAGTGAACTGCCGGCGCAGCGGCCAATGGAGCGTCCCAGGAGAACTCGCCGGCGGAGATGATTACGCGGTCCTTGCGCGCCTGCTCCTCGACCTTGGCCAGCGTCGCCCGGAGGAAGCCAAACACCTTCTCGAACTGGTCAGCACCGATCGTGCTGCCTTCCTTCTCCAGGAGCTTGAGCAGTTCGCCGAGTGATTTCCCGATTGTCTGAACCTGCGCCACGATGGCGCCGGCGCCGACGACCTTTCTCACGCCGCGGGGCATCAGAACACCTCCTCAATGAACTCGATCGCTCCTAAGCCCGCCTTCGGATATGACTTGACAAACTCCACCTCGCGATCGTCCTTCATCTGAACGATTCGCAGGAAGTTGACGTCGCCGGTGCTGACGACGTGGAGGTGCCACTCCACCACATCGTTAGCGATCATCCTGCCGCCCAGCATAAGTTGGTAAACGAACAGACTCGGCAGCTTTTTCTTCCAGAATTTCCAATTCACGACGTCACTCCTTCGAAGGGTTCGATCCAATTGTCAAAGTCAGTCAGTATTGACTGAAACATCCAAGCCGAACAAAACTCACGAAAGCCTTCCTTGTCCAGCTTTGGTGAGGAGAGTGTCAGTCCATTGGGCTTCGGCGCAAGCCTACTGTCCAAGTTCATCAGCATATCGTTACGTCTAAATATATCGTTCTTTTCGACGGACAGCGCGAAATCTTTGAGCTTCTTCGGAAGACTGTCCACATCCAGCGATTTGTCGAGAACCATATTGAAGAAGTTGGCGACCGAGCCGTACTTGCGAACCAGCTCGATCGCGCCCTTCTCACCGATGCCGCCGACGCCGGGGACTCCATCCGACGTGTCGCCCATCAGACACTTGACGTCAGCCCACTGGTCGGGCCGGCTGATGCCGACCCACTCGCCGGCGCGCTCGAAGCCCAAGCCGACACTGGCGGTGTTCTTGTTGTTCTCGCTGAAGGTCTTGAAGCCGATGCGCCGGTCGTTGATCACGTCCATCCATGTGACGCTCGGCCGCACGAGTTGTAGCCAGTCTTTGTCGCCCGACAGCATGAGAATACGGCGATCGCCGGCGTAGCGCTTAACCAGCATCGCCGCCAGGTCGTCCGCCTCGAGGTTCAAGGCGTGCATTCGCCTGACGCCGAGCAGGCCGAGCGCCTGGATCAGGAGCTTCTTCTGCGACTTGAAGCCCTTTCGGATCTCCGCGATCTTGAGCTCCTGCTTTGTCTCCGGCTCTTTGTTCCGTGACGCCTTGTATTCGGGGAAGCGCTCGTAGCGCCAGGATATGCCGTCGGCCAGGCTGATCGGGTTCAGCATGGGGAACGTCGCCAGAATCGAGCGTAGCCGGCGGATGAAGCCGAATACGACGTGCGTCTCCTGTTCGCCGATCGACAGGCGCTGGGTCGCGGCAGCCGCATGACCCCAGTTGCTTTCATCAATCAGCATGAAGCCTTTGCTGCTCATTTCAGGAGCTCCCGCGCTTCGCGGATCATCTCCCAGAGAGTCAGTGTCTCGCTGCACAGAAACTCGTCGTCGGTGCAGGCGAGTACATCGCCTTCGACGTCGTCGTCGCCCGTATTCATCTCGACCTGAGCAGCCTTGACGCGAGCGGCCATCGCCGGATCGTCATCGCCGGGCACGACCATGCGCGCCATCTGTTCGACGAAGGCTTGAAGCCTCATTTGAAACGGATTGATCATGTCGCTGTCCTTGAATTGGCTCCCAGGGCAGGGCTCGAACCTGCGACCGCTCGATTAACAGTCGAGCGCTCTACCAACTAAGCTACCTGGAATAGATCGCTGAAAGAAATTGGGTGGGCGCTACGTGAGACTGTGGATCTCTCGCGCGCGCCCACCCTATCGACCGTCGGCAGCGACGACGACGGCCTGTTCCTTAGATCGCGTCGAGCTCCGCGAGGATCGAATTGACCTCGCTCGGATCGAGATCGGTCGACTCTTCCATCGCCGTGCCCGGCGCCGAAGGTGCGGGCTTCTCGACGGCCGCAGTTTTCTCGACGGCCGCAGTCTTGGCCTTCGCCGCCTTCGCCTTCGCGGCGGCCGCAGTCTTGGCGGCGTCAGCAGCGTCGGCGGCGGCAACCAGTCGGCGCATCTTGTCCATTTCGGACTCGACCGCCACGACGGGCTCGGCTTCGGTTTCGGTAGCGACGATCTCCTCGGCGATCTTCTCGATCTCCGGATCGACCACCGCTTCGGCGACACGCGCCGACGGACTGGTCAGCAACGCCGCCGATCTCGGCCCAGCGATCGCAATGCCCGACGTCGAAATGCCGGTCATGTTGACGATGGACGTGATCGCCTTCGTCTCTTCTCCGCGGAAGAACTCGCGTTCAACCAGGGCGAACAGGTCGACGGCCTTGTCGATCGACGCCTTCGAAACAGGCTTCGCGCTGGGGTGAGGCATGACGGTATATTTGGTGTCGAAGCCCTTGCCAGTGCGCTCGATGGTGAAGTCGAAGCCCTTCTCGTAGTCGAGAATGTTGCCACTCTCGGCCTCGTATTCGTCGATCATGGAGAGGATCGTACCGAAAGTGGTCGGCGTCACCTCGAACGGAACCGGATCCTCGGAAGCATCCGGGCCGGAGCGAATGACGGCGTTCAACAGAACGGCCTTCTTCGCCTTCCATTCCGTCATCAGCTTGATGTCGTCGTCGGAGACGGCACCCTTGATAGCGCGTTCGACAGCGGCGGCGACAGGACTCGGGGTGCCGTAGACGATGTCGGAGTTGCCGACGACTGCGACGGGCTTGCCGCCCATCTCGGTCTTGATCCAGTGGACGCCGTACTCGAGCCAGAACTGGCCGGGGACCGCAAGCGGACCCATCGCCTGGACTGGCAGAATGCGAAGACGGGTCTTGCCCTCCTTCGCCTTCTTGATCTCGTTGGTTCCACGAGAATATTTGTTCTTCGCGCCTTTGATCAGCGCGAGCATAGCGGGAGACATGGTAGCCATTGTGCTTGGTTCTTTCGTGCTTTTAGAGACTTTGGGTTCTTGCCTCTTCGCGAAGTCGCGAATTAGCTAACTCTATTATAGCGAGAAACGAGCGGTCTGACGTGGGAAAAGTAAGTCAGAATTGATGGGTCGCGGTCGGCGGGCTCTATGCGGTTAAATGCCGCGATCTTGCCTGTTCATGTCGACCCGATCTATGCCAAGCGAGCCGACCGCGAAACTTGGTAGGTCAGTCGCGAGGCGGCCAAACCCAATAGCGGAACGACCCGCCGAGCGAGTCATTCTTGTGAGCGACGGAGCCGGCGTAGAAATCATCGCCGAAGGGCACGAAGACCTTCAGATTGGCGTAGGGGCCGTCAGGGAACACCTGCGCGACCAGCGCTGCGTAGGGGCCTTTACCCGCACCGTTGTTGGCGTCGTCGAACTTGGCGTCGTCGTAGTAGTGGACGATGCGGCCGACGGTTGCTTTCTGAGTCATGTTGTTTCCTTAGCTGCTCGCACCGGCGAGTCTCGCGGCCACCCGCGAGCCCATCGCCTGCACGCCTTCCTGCGCGACGGACTTGGCCCTCAAGGACAACTCGCCCCGCATTTCTTCCCGCTCGGTCGACCCGTGCTGGATCAGCATGTCCTTGCGCTGCCGGAAGGCGTCGACCGCCGTACGGGCAACCGCCTCGACCTGCTTCGCCTCGTTCAGCGCCAGGCGCAGACTGATGACGACTGGATCACAGTCGACTTCCTTGTCGAGCGTCGCGACGGCGACCTTCTCGCCGGCCGCCGCGTAGCTGTCCCGCAGCTTGCGGTAAATCTTCGACTTGCCGAGATCCAGGAGAAGCTCGAAGTCATCGACCTGCTTCGCCGCCTGCGACGCCAGCACGCCGTAGTGAACGTACAGAGAGGCTTGCTGCATCATCGCCGTGCTGAGATCGGCGAGTGAGTAGGCCAGGTCCTTCTTGACCTGGTCCTTGTCGATGAAGTTGGTGATCTTGCGCGTCGACATTTGCTTCTCTGTAAGTCAGCGTTGATCTATGTATAGCACGAAATAAGCGGTTTGCACGCGGTCAGTCGTCTTCCTCGTGATCGTCCGTGAGAATCTCGACGTTCTTGGACTGACACTGAGGACAGCCGTCGAACTCAAGCTCGCTGAGATCCGCGACGCCACCCTTGCCGCAGTCCACACAGCGGAAAGCAACCCATTCGTCATCACCCATAGCCATAATTCACTCCATCAGATCAGTGATTGAACCGCGTCGAAGACCTTGATCAGGCTGTCGAATTTCTCGGGCGCATGGTAGATTTCACCCGGATTAAAGCCGACCACCAGGTTAGCGTCGTAAGTTGCGCTGTAGTGAATCGAGCCGGCGTCGTCCGAAGCCTTGCCCTTGAAGTCGGGCAGAAAGGTTCGCACGGTTGTCCCGCCCATCAGGACGATGATTGGCGGCTTGATGATGTCCAGTTCCTTGTCGAGAAAGGGGCGATAGGTCTTGAGCTCCTCGGCCGAGACCTGCTTGCCCTCCTTTGGACGCTTGATCAGCGCCGTCCAATAGCCCTGGTCGACCCGTAGGCCGACTTCATCCATCGCAGCCTGCGTCTGCTCGACCGCGTAGGGGCGCCGGCTAGGCGAGGACATGAACATCATATTGGCCTCTTCCTCGGCAGCCGAGGGCGCGTCGAAGATGATGGCGAACTCGGCGTCCTCGGAAGCATAGGCTCGGACGGGCACGCCGTCCTTCACCACTGCCGAGAGCATGACGTTGTAGAGCTTCTCCAGGCGCCGGCGATCGGGCTCCTCCAGGGCCATTTCCCGGTGGATGGGTACGATGCTCGTCACCAGGCCGGGGATTAGCTCGCGCTGGTCCTTGATCCTGGTCGGGCTATCGATCGGGACGTGGGTCGGTTCGATCGCCGCGAAGCAGCCGATCCTATTAAGAAGTTCGATCTTAGCGACGTTGACCAGGCGTCTATTAACGCGCGCCGATAAGTCGGCCATGCTGTCGAACTTGCGATAGCCTGCCGTGCCGTCGCCTCTAGCCTCGACGATCGCCGCGGCCGCGTTCTCGGAAAGCCCTTTGACGCGCGTGAAAGGGATCATGAGCTTGAAGTCCGTGATGATTTCGAACCGCTCGGTGGCAAGGTTGATCTCGGGCATGTCGATCGTCACGCCATGTGAGGCGGCGTCGGCGAGTAGGGCAGGGAGCTTCTCGTCCTTCACCAGCGAGAGCGTCGCGGCGAAATACTCGACCGGATAGTAGGTCTTCAGCCACATCGCCTGGTAGGAGATCAGCGTGTATTCGACCGAGTGAGACTTGTTGAAGCCGTAGCCGGCGAAGCCTTCGATCTTGTCGAACAGATGACCCGCCCATTCGACGTCGCAGCCGACTGTCTTGACGCACCCGTCGACGAACTTGCCGCGCTCCTTCTTCATCTCCTCGGGCAGCTTTTTGCCCATAATCTTGCGCAGCTTGTCGGCGTCCGGCGCCGAATAGCCGGCGATCACACGCGACGCCTGCATGACCTCTTCCTGATAGACGAAGACGCCATAGGTCTCTTTTAGAACTGCCTCGAGCAGCGGGTGGTCGTATTCGACCGTCTCGATGCCCTGCTTGCGCTTCCAATAGGAGTCCATCATCCCCGACTCCATCGGGCCTGGCCGGTAGAGCGCGGTGGCGGCCGTGATGTCCTCGAAAGTGATCGTGCCGTCCTTGCCGAGCTCCTTGAGCAGGCGCCTCATGCCGCCCGACTCGAACTGGAACACGCCGGTCGTCTTGCCGATCGCGAAGTTGCCGAGCACCTTCTCGTCGTCGAGCGGGATCGACATAAGGTTGACCTTCGCCGAGTGCCGCTTGCGGATGTATTGGGTCGTCAGGTCGATAATGTCGAGGGTTTCGAGGCCCAGAAGATCCATCTTGATCAAGCCCTGGTCCTCGACGATGCGCTTGTCCCAACAGACCACTTTCTCAGCGCCCGATCGGCGCTCGACGACCGCGCGCTCGACAATGTCGCAGCCGCCGACGATGACGCCGGCAGCGTGCTGGCCGAGGTTGCGCATGACGCCTTCAAGCTTGAGGCAGACGCCCCAGATGGGCGGGAACTTGTCGCGGAAGGCGCCGATCTCAGCGACTTGCTCAGCCGCTTCGGTCAGAGGGACGTGCGCACCGTGCTTCTTTGGGGTCAGCTTCGAGCAGCCGAACTCCCTCTCCTCGAGCCCGAACGCCTTCGCGACGTCCCGGATGGCCGAAGCCGGCCCGAGGGTGGAGAAGTTTGAGACGCCAGCGACGCGCGCTGTGCCGTATTTGTTGACCAGATACTCGACGACCTCATGCCGGCGGGCCGACATGAAGTCCAAATCGGCGTCAGGCAGATCGAGACGATCGGGGTTGATGAAGCGTTCGAACAGGAGGCCAAAGCGAATCGGGTCGCATTCGGTGATGCCCATGAGGTAAGCGACGAGCGAGCCGCCGACGGAGCCGCGGCCAGGTCCGACGAGAATGCCTTGCGACTTGGCGTAGTTGACGACGTCCTCGACAAGCAGAAAGTAGCCGGAAAAGCTCAGCGACTTGAGGATCTGAAGTTCGTAGACCAGCCGAGGTCGATAGACCGCCTCCAGCTCCGCCTTCTCGGGCTTGTGACCGAAGACCGAGGCGCTGAAACGCTTGGCCCAGCCGAGCTTGCACTTTGCGACGACCGCAGCGAACTCATCCGGCGCCATCTTCGGCAGCGAAGGCTTCTGCTTCTTCCACTCGTAGTGAACCAGATCGACGAGCTTCTCGGTGTTCATCAGCCCGTCTCTAAACGCGAGCGCCGTCTCCTTGGGGTCCATTCCGCGGGCGTTCAGCCGCTTGCAGCCCTCGACCACTTGCGACGCCAGCGCCGCATTCGCCATCGGATGAAGATCGCGAAACGCCGGCGACTTGTTCCACATCGACGATAGCGGCGTGTTCGAACAGATCGCGCCCATCACCTCGGTCGCATCCGCTTCATTCTCGTCGTAGCAGACGGGGCGTGTGACAAGCGGTAGGAAGCCATACGTGCGTGCCGCTTCGATCGCCTTCTTGTTGAGGGTGTCGAACAGCGGCGTGTTGACCGGCGTGAGCGTGACGAAGACATTAGAAGCACTGAGAGCGTCGCGAATTTTTGAGAGTATCAACGTAGCATCGCGATGCCCCAACACGCTGTAGACGTCGCTAGAAGCGATTGCGACGTCGTCCGCGCTCAAGTCTGCGAGCGCTGCGAACAGATCGCTAAAGCCCAGTTTCGCGTTGTTATAGAAATGGGCCTCGTCGTTGGCGAGCGACAGCAGCCGAAACAGCGCCAGCAAGCCCTTCTCCGATAGGACGTAATAGGTCAGGAAGAACTCCGGCGGCGCCTTCGCCTTGCCCTCTTTGCGAGGCGGCTTGCGCCAGGTGAAATCGTCGACCAGCCGCAGCCGGCAGCCTACGATCGGCTTGACGCCTTTCTTTTTGCAACGATTGGTGAAGTCGATCATCGAGGTAACGTTCATGGTCTCGGTGAGAGCGACGGCCTTGGCCTCAGCCTTCACCGCGGCATCGACCAGCCGCTCCACCGATAGAATGGATTCTCCGAGAGAGAAGTTCGATCGAGCGGCTAAAATCGCGTGCATTATCAACCCTCTAGCATCCGCCAATGTGTGATCTGGACGCGATCAAACTGACCATTCGTCTTGATGAAGCCTTCGTAAGCTTCGAGCTCCGTCTGAAGACGAATGTTCAGCGCGCCGGTGAAGATCACCCGACCGCTGTCTTTGATCTCGCCCTTGATGAAGTCGAACCAGACAGCCAACTTCGACGTGTAGACGGTCGGCGCGGGCGTCATCGCAACCTGCTCGTCGGCAACGTCTTTATCGATCTCATTCATCTTCTAGTCTCTCCTGATTGAGAATCGGCCGTCGATCTCCAAGGTCGCTCCGATGGCGGTGAACACCTGCAAAGCGTGATTCGCGTGAGCGATGGCCGTCTCACGTCCCCAATCCAGTTTCGTCGTGTAGGCGAGAATCAGATCGTCTTTCGTCATCCCGTCGTTGCCTTCAAGCAGCACGTCGCATGCGATCCGCAGCCAGACACGCTTCGTCTTGTCGACGATGGGGTTGACGCCTTTGAGCAGCGCCGACTTGAAGTCCGAGCAGACCGCCTCAACGCGATCGACCGTTTTCATCGCCTTCTTTGAGATCAGCACGCCGCCGACCTCAAGCCGGGGAGGGGGCAGGGGCGCTGCGACGGCCGGAGCTGGGGCCGCAATGCCAAAGTGGGCGTGCAGAACGGCAAGGCGCACTGCCGCCTTCGGCCGACATTCAGTGATGAAGGCGCATGTCGAACAGACCGCGTGCGTGCCGTTGAAGATCAGCGGCGAGCCGAAACAGCCAGGCGCGAGGCCCGGATCCATGACATCGGTCATTACTTACCTGTATCTCTTGGCGGCGAGAGCCAGCTCACGATAGACCGCAGCGCGATCTGTCTTGGAAAGTCCCATGAAATCAAAGACCATTGCCGCGGTTACACGCCCAACAGCGAAGACGGCAATGTCGCGGCCGCGGCCTGACTGCGCGCGGGCCTGACTGTGCTGAACCGCGTCGAGAAGGAATTGCGGTGGCTTGTCGATCAGGTCGACGAACAACCGCGCCCGCGGCGAAAGCCGATTCATCACGAAGTCGCGGGTGTCGGCGCGTTCGAACGCCTCGATGCCGGATAGGCCAGCATCATCCTCGATCGCCTCGTGCAACC